ATTAGCGTTCCCTTGCCTATCTTTATCTTAAACATTCATCAGGTATATTTAATGCCTCTATTATAGCAAACTCTATTGTTTTACTAGGGTTATTGAAACCTGTTAATTTGTGTATCTTAGTTCTTAATTCTTTCCATCTTCTGTAAGTTTCCTTTGATACCTTAACCTTTATTTCGTAGCTATAATCGTTGTCGGATGTCATAGTCCTTTCTCTTTTACTTCTTCATCAGATACTTTTGAAAATTTGAAACCGCTTCCGTCTGTGTTTATGGTGTTTGGTACGGGGTTATGCAATATCTTTGTATAAGTTGTAAAGCCGTTACTGTGATTATTCTCATCTTGTACTCCCATAACCTTTAAGGTAACGGTGCAAAGCTTAAAGTTCCCACCGTATTTTTCAGTAGCAGGATAGTCAAACTTTTCTAATTCCTCTACTATAAATCTAAGTACTCCCTCGTTTGTCATATTTAATCCTTTCAGTTTAAGTCCTTGTAGAAAAGATTCTATTTCTAGGTGCGTATCTTTGAAACTTGGAAAACCTATCTTTCCTATTGTTTCAAATTCTATGATTACTTCTCCATAGTGGCAGTGCCCTGTTAAATTCATATCCTTGTTTATGTTACAAAAGAATACTTCTATCGGTTTTAATTGTATTGTCTCCATTTTATTTAATAGTTTTTATTCGCAAAGTTACTAAATTTTACCCACTCATGAAAGTTATGCTTTGCTGTTTTATCAGTATAAACTCTTTGTCCTTCTTTTTTAGGGTGTTTCTTAAACTTATCTCCTAGCCATTCATAGACCATTCCAAATCTATTCCCACTTAACCATGCAGTGCTATCTACGCTATCGAATGGCATCTTATCTAACATATTTAACGCAGTATAACCTAGACCGTGCACTCTTACATTCTTACTATGTGCGTAGTCAATAAGTTTCCTTAATTTTTCAGGTTCTTTTCTAGTCCACTTTGCTGCATAAAACCCACTAGCAGAAATACTTATGTATTCATATTCCTCGCACATTCTTTTGTATTCATCCGTCCCTAGAAAGAAGTGAAAGACTGGTATTGTTTGCTTCCCTGTTTCCTTTTCTATCCGCTTATTTATTATATCGGTTTTCTCCTTTCCTATTAAGGCATAGATATCTAGTTCAAAGAATTGTTTTACATCATATTCATTTATGAAGTTAATCATATTTGTAACATAAGCATCTAAATCGGTTTTCTCTTTACTCCCAAACATACTGAAAGCTCCACTGTCTAGCATATAATTATCATACAGTTTAACTTTTGGTCCTTCCTTTTTTGCATTGATACCCCAGAAAGTTTCTAGTCGATTGAACGTAAAGAAATTCATCTTCTCCCATATCTTATTCCAGCCACTTCCAGCTAAATAAATTTTCATAACCCTAGTAGTTTATATATTATTTCTTCTTTCGTTCCATCTAAGTCGGCTAATTTATCTGTTACTTTCTGATGTTCCTCGTCTGTATATTCTAAAACTATTTTGTTTGTTTCTACTGCAGGTTTGTAATCTTCTGTATCATCAAACAAGTCGTCAATACTAACTTCTGTATTTGTAAACTCATAATCTTTGAAACCTATTTCTATCAGTGTTTCCTTGTCAAAGTGAACGGCTAATAAATCCATATCAAAACGCCCTCCGTTTTTATTCATTCTAACATTTAACTCTTTCTCTTTGTCTAATGTTAGGTTGAGTTCAATACAAGGTACAGCGTCCATAGCTAAGGTCTGACAGACTTTCATTCTTTGGTGACCAGATATTATTATATCTTTCCGTTCTTTGTTTACGTTAACTAGCAGAGGTTCTACAAGTCCGAAACGTTTTATACTATCTTGTAATTCTTTCAATTCTTCTTCCGTTATACTTCTCGGATTGTATTCCGCACTGATTAAGTCGGTTATCTTTCTTTCGGTAATTTTGTATTTTTTCAATTTCATTTTATTAAATTTAAGAATTCTTGCCTTGCTTTATTGTCATCTCTAAAGGTTCCTGTCATCTTAGAGGTAGTCGTAAAAGTATTATGCTTCTTCACTCCACGCATCTCCATACACATATGCTTTGCCTTTATAACTACTGCTACCCCTAGAGGTTGTAACTCTTTTTCTAGGAACTCTGCTACTTGCTGTGTTATTCTTTCCTGATTTTGTAATCTTCTAGCAAATGTTTCTAGTGTTCTAGCTAATTTACTTAGCCCTACGATTCTTTTGTTTGGTATGTATGCAATATGTCCTACACCGAAGAACGGTGCTATATGGTGTTCGCATAAACTATGAAAAGGGATGTCTGTTTGAACTATCATTTCATCATATCCCTCGCTTTCAAAGGAAGTGCAATTCCATTTTGGAGGATTGAGAAACTCATCAAAGAATTTAATAAACCTTTTCGGTGTATCTTGTAATCCCTCTCTAGTGCAGTCCTCTCCAAAGTATTCAAGTAACCTAGTAACATTTTCTTGCACTTCTATTTCACCGGCTTCTTCCCAAGGGAATTCTAGCCAAGTGTTTTTATATTCTTTTCTTTTATCATATACAAATACGAATTCTTTATCAGGATAAAGTTTCTTCCATTTTCGGTAAGTTGTTCCGCTGTCATACAAGTCATCTATAATAATATCAGCTTCGCTAACCTCTTGAACCGCACTTTTTGTAAGTCCAGCCATCACCATTCCTCCACGTTTAATCCCGTAGTATTTTTTATTCTTATCTAGTAAATCTATTCGTTTGTAGATATCATCCCAAGTTATTGCTACTTTCTTGCGCACGCCTTCTTGAATTTTTTTCTTCTGCATTACTTTCTATTTTTGTTGTTAAACTCCAACCACTTCATCCCAAATTCTAACCTGTAATCTATCACTATAAAAATAATTGTTCTCTTTGCACATTTCAGCAACCATAGCAGATACTTTGTTTAGTTTCTCCCTATCATCTCCTGCTGGCATTAGTACAATCTTTTCTTCTTTCAAGCGTAACAAGTCAATTATATCTTGTATCTCTAGTAAATCATTTGCTTCAGATACTACAAACTTAAACAGTGAACCGTAATGGTCATTAATTACTTTAAGTGCATCATGCTTTATCGTTCGTTCCTGCTTCATACCACTGTTGGATAACTTAGGAGAACAATTTATTAAATCTAAATCCTTTAATAAATCCTCTTTTATAACTTTCGTGCCATTAGTTTCTATCTCTATATAAGGGCAGTATTCATATTTCTGATAATAGATATCTAGAAATTCTTTTATTGCATCTTGTTGGCTTGTTGGCTCTCCACCTGTGAAAATTAGATGTGCTCCCTTTGTTAGATATTTATGATACTTACCAAATATCTCCTTTACCAAGTCCCGTACTAGCATTTTTGTTCCTTTCGTCCAAACGGGAATACTATCGCAAACCCAATCATCACTCTTGCAAAGTAGATTGCACCCTTGTAATCTAATAAAAACACTAGGTACTCCCATTGTTATCCCCTCTCCCTGTATGGAATAAAAGTATTCGCTAACTCTTATGAACTCCTCTTTCATTGTATATAATTTTTGATGTTTTCGTTTCTGCTAATTGTATTTCTATGATAGGTAACTCTCTTTTAATTTCATTGTATATCCAAATAGCCAAGTTTTCTGCACTAGTTTCAAAAGGAAGTTTAACATACGGTTCATTTGCTAGGTCAAGTATTTCGCAAAGTGGGTCGTCTTGAAATAATAGAAAGTAGTGGTCGTACTGTTTAAGAATCGGTTGAACCTTATCATCTATATCTGAAAATAGCATTGTTACTCCGTCCTTTATTTCAGTGAACTCAAATAAACAAATTAGATCGTAGGTATGACCATGCAGTCTACCGCATTTTACTCCTGCTTTTTTATTCCTATGTCCTGCATAGAAATGGTATTTCTTTTCTATTTTAATCATGAAGTGGCAATGTGCTTCTTAATCTCATCTCTAGTTCATCTACCTTTATTCTTAATTCCTCCAATCCTTTTGCTGTTATATGATTTGCATTTACCTGTGAAAAATCTTGTAACCCTTTCATTATCCATAAATCCCTAAACTCTTTTAGCAATTCAAACATATATTCTGCATCTTCGTTCATATTAAAAATCGCTTATTAAAAAATAGTACCCTTCATCCAACTCTAATATCTTTTCCATATTTTTAGGGTAGTCTAGCAGTTTATGTCTGTCTTTTGATTCCCATATATCATGACAACCTTTTCTTTCTCCCATACCTAAGCAGTGAAAAGTTATATTTTCTTTACTTGTAACTAGATTTCTATTATAACTTCTTGGTACTAGGTGGCTAAAAGACAAAGGAACATCCGACCTACCACAACCTGTGCAGTAATGACCCCTAGTTTCTTTTATTTCTTCATAAACTATCTTTAATTCCTGATTTATTTTCTTTTGCTTATTACTTATTTTTCGCATTTGCAAGTAATTGTTTGTTTTAACTTCAAGTAATTATCTATTGCCGATATGCAATCATCTATCCCTTTGACTATCACTGCCTTATATCCTCTAGCAGATAAGTCTGTTATCCATTCTTTTTGCTCTTTTGTAGCATATCTTTTTTCCATCTTTATTTCTAAGAACAAACCGAAGTAACCTCCACGTGCTTCTGTAATTTGTAAGTCTGGGAAACCCTTAACATAGCCGGTAGCTTTAGCTTTAATCGCTTGCTTGAAACTAGTTCTGATACCACCTAAACTTGCACAGTATCTTGCGTTCGGATGTTTTAATTGTAGATATTTAACTATTGCAGTTTGTAGTTTCTGCTCACTCATGGTTGCAAACATACGAAAAAAAGTGACACTTTTGCGGTATCACTTATTCTTTTCAACTATAAACTGTTTATAACGTTGTGCTAACAACTCTTTTACTACTTTAATGGTAACATATCTTTCAATCTTTTAAGTCCAGCAGAACGTCTAATAACTGTTGTGCTGTGTATATTGGCAAGTCATCTTCAATCGTTCCAAACGTGCAAATAAAGTTTTTATTTTCAACATCCCATTGCCAAACTGTAAGTAGATTACTTTTGATATGACTTCTTAGAACCCATTTTATCGTATTGTATGCCATCTTCTAATTCTTTACCAAGTTTTCTAGTATAAGTACCCCGTTGTTTGCTGTTCCAAAAGAGGTAGCCCTGTAATCTTCTTTCTAACCATACAGTATTTTCCCTTTGTCGTACTTTGTAATCATCATACGATTCATTCTCCTCCCTTTTTGGATTCAGATTTTTTAACTTTTCCGCCATCTTGCAAAGCTATAAAACTTTTTGTAACCTCAAAGTATTTTGCCTTATAATAATTATCTAACCAAGTAATTATCTCATCTAAGGAAAGTAATTGCACCCTGAAATCTGTAAGTTTTTCCTTCATCTCACTACCAAATCTATCCCGTTGTTTCATTTTCTACACGATTCAACTGCTTCTTCCCATATGCTTGAACAGTGGTCTTTACATTTGTAGCACATTTTCTGGTCTGTTTCCATCTTTGCGTCACAACAAGATGAACGCTGACTTTGTTCTTCTTTACAATCGCAATCATCATTGTCCCCACATAAGATACACCTTTGGTGGTCTTCGCAGTATTCATCCATACTTTCTGCGTCCTTCTCGCATAAGTTACAACTTCTATTGTTTCCGTTGAATTCGGTAGGGTCATTAGAAGAACCATAAGTTCCTTTCACCCACCCTTCAAAATTTATATTCTTTGCCATAGTGTATTATTATTTAGTTTATATTCTCCATCTGTTAAGTTCCAATCTACTCTTTGTGACTGCGTCCAAAAGTAAGTCCAGCAGTTTAGTGTTTTTCCGCCATCTAGTTGAACCGCTATTTTCTTTCTCTTGTATAAGTGCGGATGTCCTTCTAATCTATCTAGATAATCCATTGTTCCACTTGATACTCGGTAAACTTCTCCCTTGACTTTGTGTATTTTTCTATCTGTCAAGTACGGTAGTGCTCCTTCATATAAAGCATAGGTACTTTCTGTTTTTCCTCTACCTAGTATTTCACTGTTTAATAAAAATCCTGCGTTATGAAACCCAAATTTCAAAGTCCCGTACACAAAAATAGTCTGTTTGTTATCATTCATTTCTAGTTAATTTTATTTGTTAATATATATAAATGCAATTTATCGTACACTGTTTTGCAATCCGTTTGATGAAAGGTATTAAATTTTGCGAACTCTATCATATTGTCAAACCTAAAAGTTGCTCCCATAACATCCCGTCTTTGCAGTTCATTACTTTTTACATCTAATTCTTTTGTTAATCTTTCTTCTGCTTTATTCATTATCCGAAACATTATTCCTGCTCCGATAAACATTCCCATCCCTAAGATGATTGCTATTGTACTTAAATTAATTATTTCCATTTCCTATTTTTTTTATTTGATTACTAATTCGTTTTATTCCCGTTCCTTTTCGGCTTCTATATGATATCCTTCTATCAACATTTGATTCTTTATTTTCGTTTTCGTTAATTATTTTTCTCCAACTTTTCACCCAACTGTAATATGTTTTTACAGTAATATGAAATTCTTTTGTATTACGAATTCCATTACGAAATGCCTTTTGAACGTCTATAAAATAGAGCATCCAAAAATCTTCTTTTAAGTCATTTGCCAAAATAACTGAAAAAGAAACTATGTCTTCTTCACTTGGCCGTTGACCCAATTCCATATAACTTTGGGCTAATAAATCACAACATTTTTGCCTTAATGTATCAATATCTATGTCTTGTATTTTCATAACTTTTTCTTCTAGTGTTTTTAATAACTTTTGTTTTTGATGTATATATATGCTGCACGTTCAAAGTACAGCACAAGTCCTTATATTAAGTGCGCAACTGTTTCAACTTTTTAAGTTTTTCAACAAATTACGTGCATTTTCCCACGTTTTTACACTCTGTTTTGTCTTACTTTCGGACTTTGATTTAGTATAAATTTTTGGCTTATTCCATTTTTCATTATTGTCTTTCCACCTTTTTAATCTCCGTTTTATGTCAAAAGTTTTTTCCATTTCAAAACGCATTTTCGTTTCTGTCTTATTTGTTTCTGTCCAATACATAATAAATTCGGAACATAATTCAGTCGTACAATTACTTTCAAAAACTTTTTCTTCAAACTTGATTCGTCTTATAGATAGATTACTTGTAGTATTAATACTTGTACTAATTACTTCATCTTTTTTAATTATAGTCCTATCACTATTTTTGATGATACTTAGCATCCTTTTTACTATTTGTTTATTCTCATCCCTTTCAATTACTAATTTTATAAACCCATAATCGCATAAATTCTTAACCCATAATGAAATCGTATTCTTTGTTACTCCATAAAGTTCCGCAAAGTATCTGTTTGTAGCAAAACAGTAACCTTTCTTATTGCTTAGTGCAGTTATCTCTCCGTACAGAAGTTTAGCATTCGGTTTTAAGTCCGAATACCTCACTTCTGCTGGAATGATTGCATAATAACTAGGTGTCTTATCCATTAGTTGCCCTTATGGTCTAAGCCCTCCTCTATTCTTGTTATCTGTTCTTGTGAATTTGTTAGCATATACCTTACAAAGTTGGTAGTATGCCCAAACCTGTTCTTCCCTGTCTGGTCTATGTTCAAAATTGAATAACCCTCTTTCCTAAGATTGAAAATTATAGCTCCCAAGCGTTGTGAACCGCATAATTCGTATGCTGATTCCTGCGTAATCTGTTTACCTGTTTTCAGGTGTTCCAATACGACTTCTCTTTGAGTGTTGCACTCTACATCATTAATTAAAATCATTTTATTAAATTTTTTAGTTGATTAATTTGTTTTGTTATTGTTGTTTTCTGCCCTTTCAATAATACAATTTCTCTTTCTATTGCAGTACATTCATCCCCTAGTAGTGTCTCTCTAAATGTTTCATATTCACTAAGAGTTCCCATATAAACCTTTAGAAATTGTTCCATTTGTTTACAATGATGAATCGCAGTAGCATGATTTCTAATTGCTGGAATGAATCTAGTCACATCCATATACTTGACCTCTAATTCTTTCACTAGAAAATAGGTTAAGAACCTCCTCGCCTCTACTACTTTTGTTTGTCTTGAAAGATGTATTTCAAAGTGGCTTAAATTGATACCAAACATTTCTGCTAGTATGCACTTTGCTCGTAATACGGTATTTTCCATTTGTGTTTTCATTAGAAAGGCATATCGCTTTTGTCTGTATCTGCAAATTTCAGTTGATTCAGTTTACTCTCGTATTCATCTGTTCCCTTAATTTGATTCTGTACCCATTCAGGTTGCTCATCTAACCAAGTTTGATTGAAATTATCGTGGTAGTTAAACATAAAAGTTTCATTAAATTGTTCAGGACAATCTATTCCTTTTGTTAATGCTCCCAATCCACCAATCATAGCAAACTCGTTACCTGTTTTTGCAGTTTTATGTACTACTGTTATATTACAAGGTTGCCCTAGTAAATCAGTCAAATCAAAACTGTTAAGCTCTTGTGCAGAAAATTCCTTTCCCCTCCACATCTCCAAATCTTTTCGTAAATTAGATTTTTCATGCAGTGAAACAGTATATTCTTTACTAATTACCATCGGTTTTTCCTCTCCACCAAACTCCCTAGTTTCATGCGGTAGTTCAAATGTAAACCTTACTTTATCGGATGCCTTTGGCTCTCCCTGATATTCCCATTGTACCGTACCAATATGTATCATACTGTAACATCTACCAATATGAGTTCCACTAGGTACGATTTCGGTAACCTTACTGCTACCGACCTTTACTACAATTCCTTTTCCTTCCATAATTTATTAATTTTTTTCTTGCGTACTCTATTTAAGGTTTTCCGCTTACCCTCTAAAAATTTATCCATTTCAATCAGATTCGTTTTATATAACTTATCTAAAAAATTTCTTTCTTTTACTTGCTCTACAAAATATGTTACCAATTCTTTATCCATCACAAGGTACTGTTTTTAAGTTAGTTATCCTAAGAATAAAGGATATTACTCCCCTTTCCTTCTAGTTTGCCAAGTAAAATATCCTGCTCTTCTCCGTCTATCATAACAATCAAATTACTACTTATATCTATTTTGCTTATCCCTGTGAACTTATCAAATTCCACTCCCTTAATCCCACATATACAAAGGGGTATCATACCATAATCGTCCTTGTCTATATAATCATAATCACCAATTTCTTTATTTTCATATTCTAACCAAGAAATTAAGTTGTCTTTATTGCAGTAAATGTATTTATGCTTAAACAGTGTTTCTAGTTGCTCGTTTTCTGTTGGTGGAACTCTCCAATGCCCTTCTTTTTCTTCTTTTGACAAGCTATAATCTTTTGAAATAAACTTCTCTGCTACTTCGTGCGCTTGTTTAATCATATCTTCTAAGGTAACCCCATCTTCATTAACATAAGTTGAAGCAGCGTCATTCAAAATATCTTGTATATCATCTGGTAGATTATTTTTTTTACCATCTTTTTCAATTTTCCATTTTCCTTTCTTTGCCATTTTTTTATTTTTTAAGTTAAGTTGACTAGGTGCTAATTAAAGGTAACTAACCTTTTATGCTCCTTACGGTGTAGGTTACTTCGGGATTTCCATTGTTCACCTAGTACATACACCTAGCCATCTTAAAGGTTATCTGAACGAGTCAGTAATTATTTTCTGTATCGTAGCTTCATGATTATCCATACGCCTCAAATCTGTCATTGTTTGTCTTAAACTATCTGCACAAATTCTTAATGTATCGCACTGCATACCAACTACATTTGCTTCAGTATCGTTTCCAGCGTTAACTAACGCTACCTCCCGTACTTCTAGAGTTGCTACTCGTACTTCCCATCCCGTACATAATTCGCTTAATAGTTTCTTTGTTTTTTCATCCATTTGTTTAGTACCTATATTAGTGGCTAGGAATTTTTGCCGGTTATTTATGTTTTGCTAATTCTTTCATTCTTGCTTCGTGACCATCATCCCACTGTTTCATCTTTCTACAATAGGTAGAATACAACTCAATATGCGGTGCTCCTTTTAATAAGGTATGTTTCAATCTTTCTATCATTAATAACTTTGCTTGTTTGATATTAACTGCTCTTACTGTAAAGTCATCACAATCCCAATCCCCATAACTTCCTATCCAACCATAATACTGCACTATATACTTTCTCATTCTTTCCATTTTTAGTCGTTTTTAAGTGTTCTGCTGGACTTTTGACCACATCCGAGTATCTTAACATATCCATACTCAATTAAGTCCAGCACAAACAGTGTATCGTTCTTTTTATTTATTTTAATTCCATCTACATTCAAAAACCAATCATAACTTCTATCTCTATGCTGTTTGTTTGTTTTCGGTTTATCGTATGCAAACTTTCTTAACTGTGTTACTAAGTCGGTATGATTGTCTGCTATCATTCTAACTCCTTCCATCTTGTATATACATTCCCATTTCTTTGTCGTCCTATAATCTATCATTTTTCAAATTGTAATAAGTTAATAAATGCTTTGCATATTCAGTCAGTATTTCTTGTCCGTAAAATACAAAGCTCTCTTTTTTTAATTCTACTGCTATCTTGTATAAAACAGTAAACTCTCGATATTGTTTAGGTGTTAACTCCATAACGTCATCTGCTCTTTGTTAAATTCCTCATCAGTCATTTCTAACAGTTTCTTTCTATCTTGTTTTTCTGTTAAATCATAATCAGTAATGTCTATCTCATCTAAGGTATCATAATCAATATCTTCCATTCCAATAATATCCCGTTCATCTTCTATCTCATTATACGCAGTAACTTTATTTTTATCAAAGGTATCAGTTATTCCACTGTATGCACCCTTCATCTTTGGTCGTTTAACCGTTACAGGTACATCACCGTACTCCCACCACTGCATTCTACTACTTCCGTACTTACTAGCAATCGGGTCGTGGTCTATGTCTATCTTTTGTATTACAGTGTTACCACTCCATACATATAATCTCCCTTCTTTGAGTTGGTAGATATTATGCAGTTTACATTTTACAAGTACATCTTTCAAACTAGAAAAATAAACATCTCCGTTTTTACTTCTACCTACCCAAAGTGGATTCGTTTTTCTATATGTATAAAATAAATCTCCAATTTGAAACAGTGTTGCAAGTGCACCTGTAAACTTTCCTAATGTCTTGAAATCGTGTTTTGTTTTATTCAATACACTGAAAATCATTTGTGAATCTACCTCTGTTTCTTTACACTTAAATTCCTCACCTACTTCTTTGTAGTTATGTACTACCCCATTATGTGCACCAATAACTTCTCCATACTGAAAAGGATGTTGATTCGGTATTGTTCTTGCACCATGAGTTGAGAATCTAGTATGTCCTATAAAGGTACTTGTTTGTAACTGTCGTACTTCTTTGTGTAGTGGAATACTTTTACCTAAACACTTGGTAAAGTTTGTACCGTCAAAATATCCCGTACTATGCCCACCCCTACTATCGTTTGCTATTAACAGTTGATTAAGTATCACTGTATTCGCTTTTTGTTTCCCTGTAAAACCTATTAATCCGCACATCTTTTTTAATTGCCTTCTACTTTACTCAAAGGACTTTATTAGTTATTATTAATTATTTGTTACTTTTTTTTTCGTTACTATAAGGACTTGCACCTCTACTGTATTGTTCCGCTTGTTTCATCATTGACCCCACAAAACTATCAGTAAATTCACCTACTTCTTTTTCACTTACTACTTCACAAGTTCTATCTACTAGTTCGGTAAATTGATTATTGCTCATATAGTTAATTGCATTTTCCCCTTTTACTTCTACCGTTAAAATATAAATCGGTTTACTTACTTCTTCAGTTGTTTTCCAACCGTACATTGCTTCACCGAAACCCCTTACTAAAAATCTAGTTCCTTTGTTTGCTCCTTCTTCCGTTATTTTAATGATATCCCCCTCCTTAAATTTTGTTCCATCTAAAAACGGTTCGTCAATATAGTTTTCCATTGTCTGTAAATTTAATTTATCTAATCCTTCCATTATTTTACTTACAACTTCCGTTACATTATCTATTACTTCTTTTTTTCCTTTTCTCAAATCTACTTTTACTAATTCTAAAAGTTTTCTTACTTGGTCTTTGGTATCAATTACCACTACATTATTTTTCATTTTCTTTTTTTTAGTTTCTAATTCGTTTACTAGTTTAATACTTTCTTCTTCTATTGCCTTATTCACTTCTTTGTCGTTTACAAGTCCGTTCAATTTCAGGAACTCATCCTTCTTAGTTAGTTTTCTTAATTTCATTTCAAGTTATTTTAATTATCAGAAACATTATGTCTCCTACCACCGAAAACTCGATACTTTCGTATCAAGTCGGTGGAACTTAAACTTCTTTTAACAGTTAACGTTTGCAAATAACTGTTTTCCTAATTGTCGTGCAGTTTGATGTGCTTTACTTGGAAGTATGTTTGGAAGTGTTATGTCCAAACTAACTAGTAAGTCCTTTAGAACCGTTCTATTACTGTCTGACTGTATTCCATTCACTTGTACTATATACGCACCATTACTCATCATCTGTACTTTATACATATTACCATCCTCGCCTTCACAAGAAAAGTATCTTAATTGCTCAACCGTTTCTACCTCTCCATAACAATCGAATCCAAAGTGTTTTGCTCTCCCTAGCATAAAGTCATAAACTACTTTACTTTCACCGAAACACTGTTTGAACGCTTTAACTTGATTCTCATTTACCGTTAAACTTATCTTATTAGATTTCATACATTTTTCAACAGTGTTAAGTAAAAATACTACCCAATTCATTATCTTCTCACTATCTAAACTTCCTCCGTGCTGTCTAAATTCTACCGTTCTTTGTCTGTTCCAACACTGCACGTTAACTGTTTGGTATCTTCCACTCATTAAACTTATAATTTGAGTACAAGTATCTGCTCCATCTAATGCAGTTTTCAAACTATTCATATCAGTATATCTACTATTATTCCCTACTAGTTGTCTTGCCCATCTAGTATCTCTCCTACTTGGTGCAAGTACACTGTTAATCAATCTTTCATTTTTCGCATATTGTAAAATAACATTTTTCATTCCGTTTGCAGTTATGTCTGCACATCCAACATGAACGTGAATCCCACAACTTCTATTAACTGTAACACCTTCTATCATACTAAGTGTATCAATAACTCTCTGTGCTTGTTTAAGTCCTTTAGAACCTGTTAAAATAGGACTTACTAGTTCCAAACCACAACTACTATCAGTTACTATTTTCCAATGGTCTCTTGTAGTATGATTCCAACCTTCACTTTCAATAGTAACACTTCTAAATGCTCTATTAAGTTCTTGTGCAATCTGTGACTGTGAATTTGTACCGTCTGTTATGAACTCGATTTCAATTCCGAATGTTCTTTCTGATTTTACTTTTGCTAAATTTTTCATTTTGTTTGTTTGTTTAAGTTATTTAATTAATTATTTTGCTACTCTCCAACTTGGTAAAAGTTTTTTACCATATTTCGATTCATTAACACCTTCTAAATCTAATAGTGCTAATGTTTTCATTTCTTGTTTGTATGTTTTAATCTTACTTCCGTTTGCTTGATTGTATCTGTGGTCAAACCACGCAAGTGAATCGTTTATTAAAATGCTTTCATTATACCAGAACCAAACCGTTCCATCTGCAGTAAACCCTATATAGTTATTTATCTTATCCTTAGTGTCTTCTGCTTTGATGTACTCGTTTGCGTAACCTTTTCTCTCGATAGCTTCCTGAAGTGTAGTAAATTTTATCATAGTTTTGTTTGTTTTAATTATAGTCCAAATATGCATCCTTTATTTTGTTAATGAACTATGTTTATCAACATATTTTACTAGAAGAAAAGTAAAATTAGAGAAAATTTCATCCAATTATAACGTTAAAAATGGCGGGAATTTGCACTTTTGGTATGTAAAAGTGTTATTTCTTGGTATAAAAAGTTCAATAACTAGTCCGTTATCTATACATAACAGTACAATTCTCGAACTCGACCATTCTACAAAGAATGATTTCTAAGATTAGAGTTCTTTAAAGAGTGATTTCTAAGATTAGAGTTCTACAAAGAATGATTATAACTATCGCACAGGGGTATAAAAAGCAAAACCCCTATACTATATTGCTATAATATAAGGGTATCACCCAACTAAACAAACAAATAAGGCATGAAACCTTACAAACTAAACCGTTTTATTTTATCCATTCGTATCGACTACCTAAATTCATAGGTATAAATAACGCTGTTGCTCCTCCATCTAGTACTACACCACAACCCAAAGTCGGTTTCTTCGGGAAGTTCTTTCCATAACTGAAAGCCATATGGTCAACATCTATTCCGCATCCCACGTTTAAGCCGAATATGATGTCGTTTCGGCTCGCCATATAGGAAACACCTCCGAAACTATGTGAGTGACCGATAACAGTAGATTGTCTATTTGCTGTTGCCCTGTTTCTAGCACCACTAATTCCGCTGCTTCCCGTTCCATGCGTATATAATACATTATCTATCTCCCAATCCATCTTCCACTCCCATCCCTTCGGTGCATTCCAAATTTCTTCATAGGTTTTTAGATACCTTTTTGGAATACCGGCAGAAGTTGCTTGCCTGAACGGTAATGCTGAATGATTTCCTACGCATACCTTAACATCAGGAAAGGTTTTGTACCATTTCTCCATAGCTATTTGAGCTTGTTCTGCTTCGTTTACTGCATTCGGCATTTCTAGTTCCGATTCATGATAAGATAGTGCCGCATTATCACATTCGTCCCCTATATGTACTATTTCAGTGCAACCGAACCTGTTAAATGTATCATAGCAAAACTCCCTATAATCAGGGTGGCAAAATGGCTCATGCGTATCGCCTATAATTCCCACGTTCTTAGAATTCTTGAACGCATTAACATAATCAAACTCCTTTTTAGACAAGCGAGGTCTAAACTGTTTCACTTATTTTTTAGATATGTCCGCAATACCTTGACCTAGTATCAGTACAAGAATTGAATGGTACAAATCAGTAGCAGTAGATTCATCTACCCCTAAATACATAACGATTGCAGGAACTACCACAGCACTTACCGCGTACCAGAATTTCTTGCTTTTCATCATAGTTCTAATCAGCCAATTTTTCATTTTTCAAATTTTAGTTAATAATAGTGCCACAAAACATTTTGTGACTTCGTTTTATCGGTGTCGCAATGTATGAAATTTTTTCCAATTCCAATGCGAGTTATATTTTGTTCTGCTAGTGCTTGTAATACTTTGAATCTTGTACTACTGTTGGGAGTAGCTATATCTACTGCTAATCCTTTTAGGTGTGCAGAGTTTTTTGCTACCTTATATCCTCTTTTCTCTAGGTCTATATTGTATGCTTTTGTTCTAAAACCACTGTTAATCTTGAAAGGAATACCGGCACTCTCTCTAGCCCTATCTAGTAACATTAAAAAATCTCGGTTCATATACTTCTGTCCACTCCCTATGTCATCAGGAGAATCAAATTCTCCGTAGGCGAAGTATCTTAACGATTTTTTTTCCTCTTTTTCACTCTTTAAAGATACATTTTCTCCATTAGAGTTCTTTAAAGAGTTTTTTAATTCGTTTGCTTGTTCTACACTCATATTTCTATCATATTCAAAATAGTGTTTGCTCTTTGTATTCATTTGTCTTTTATAACCTAATACATTAAAAAGCCACGAAAGTCCAGCACAAGTCCTTAAAATAAGGTATTCGTGGAAACTAGTCCTTTCTTTTATTGTAGTTTTCTTTATACAGTTTAATTTCACTTCTTATCTTTAGAATCGTCCAAATTATTGCAACGGTATATGAAACCATTTTTAATCCCTGTTCTACTTCACTAAACCCAATTCCTACTGCTCCAACATTTAAGATTATTGTCGGTAAGCATATTCTTTCTGTTATATCTATCATCTTGCTAGGCATTATTAAAAGCTATCTGAAAATCTCAAAGTTACGGTTCCCCTTGCATCCATATCTGATTGCTCCTCTATATCTTCCATTAAAATTATTACTCCATCTCCATCTGCCAAAGTACAATCTGCCGAAGAACCAAGTGCTATATTAAAAGCATCTGTATCTGCGTTGTTACTTCCCACTACTGTAAAAGTTCCTATTAAAGTCATTGGCATAACCTCATCACTAGAATCAAAATCTCCTTTCCAAATTGTAATTTTGAAAGTAACACCACTTTCTCCACTACCGACTAAGCTTCCTCCGATAAGTTTTGATGTAACCCCTGTAATTGGCAGTGCGATACAACTCTTAAGACCATTTTGATAAGTCATAGCAGAAGTATCGACAGCAGTAAAAAATCTATTATGAGCATTATTATTCGTTTCGGCAAACCCCCAAGCAGGATTTGTTCCTTCTGCGTTATCTGTTCCGTTTAAATTATTTGCCGAATATCTTAAAGATTTATGATGATATGAAACTCCTGAATTTGCTTTAGTTTCTACCGTTGTTTCTAAATCTTGTAAAGCAGTTTTAATATCTCTACTATCTGGAATCGTGCTACCTGTAAAAGTTCCCAAGTCTGTTCCCGTTACTCCGATAACATCTTCTACATCTGACTTGCTTTTCTTTTCTACTGTTTCTGATATTGTAATTGTCGTTCCTTCTGCAACGGTACTAATCCCTGTTCCTCCTGCCAAAGTGAAACCTACATTACCAGTTCCAATGTCAGTATAAGCACTACCATCATAAAGTTTTATACTATTTACACCAACTAAATCAGCAGGAGTTTGCCAACTACAAGTTCCATCTCCATCTTCTCTTAGAAATTTAGTTCCTCCTTCCTCTCCCGTTGAAAGTATTGCTGTTCCTTCTGGCGTTCCACCTGATGATACTAACTCAACGAACTTAATAACTCCATCTTCAGTTACGCAGTACCGTTTTACACCTGTATCTGCATCAGTAATAGTCGTTGCAAAAATCCAACCTGTTGAAACATCTATCATGACAGGTTTATTCTCCTCTACGATAGTAAGATTCGTTGTATTATCAGTTGCAGAAGTATATAATTTATGGTCTGCAGTGCTATCAATAGCTGCTAGTGCGGTTATCGTTTCATCTATAATTGTTTCTACTGTTGCATTCCCTAAAATTGAAACTTTTATAAGTTCATCATAGTAGTCAGGCAGTGTTACGCTTCCAGCACCATCTACGCTGTAATAAACGCAGTATCTAGTACCCATCATTTCAGAATATAGTGAGAAATACTTATTATTTGTACTACCAGCTACATCTGCAATAGGGGTAATTACTGTTGAATAGGTTTTTGCTCCCATAACATAACCTACCATACCATCTTTTGTCTTTGCTAGTATGGATGAATTTACTGCTTCACTATGTTTTTTAGGTTTATGGAGTTGCAAACCTGTTTGTTCAGAATGTAAGTTACTCATAATTGTTTAGTAAAAAATTATTCCTCCTTTCTTATTTGTTGAATCGTCATTTATTATACTACTATGTCCTGCGTGCTTTTGGTAGGTAGGATAATTAGTAATAACCACGCTATCATTTAAGAAATCTAGCATATCTTGTAAGAAGATATTTGCTTTTCTTTCTACATCTATCTTCATCATATTAAATTCTTGTGGAGATACCTTTGTACTGTAATCATCTATGTTTGTCATAACCCCACTAGAAGTTATATTGTTTTGGATTTCGTTCATTGCCTCTAATTTAACGAACCAACACAAAGTCCTCAACAAATAATCATCATATAGAGTTGAATTTGCAGCCGTCAAACTTGCATTATGCGTTTGTGTTACTAGTTCCTCATAGAACTCTCTACTTAACGGTTTTTCTAGATGAGTAATTTCAGCTATTTTAACTATACTCGAAGTAATTAAAGCAGTATCAAAAACTTGACTAACCATAGCCGTCTGTATTACTGTTGCAGCAGAAACAAGAGGATTCAAGTCGTTTATGTTCGTATAAGCCATTTCTAGCTACTTATTACTATGAACTGTAAGTCACAAGCTAATGTATTTGCTTTAGCAGTAACACTTGTCATATCTTCTAGTGTACCTTGTGTCACTGTATTAACTGCGTCCATTTGATTATTCATACAAACATAACTTTCTCCAGCACTTAATTTAACAGAAAAGTTTTCTGCTGCTGTTTTGAACGTTAATTGCATGAAGTTAGTATCGTCTAGATTTGTAAATCTCATATAGCTAACATTGTCTCCGATAACCGTGCCACTTCCATCTGCAGCACCCATTGTAAGAACACCTGTTTCACTTGTTGCTACTTCCATTGTTCTAGAATACGCTTCCCCTTGCGTTGTTGCTGAATGAGTTACTGAATTTCCATAAGTATCTCCATTTAATGTAATGCTCTCGGTAATTATACTTGTAAGCGTTGTTGCTGTTACTGTACTTGCCATTATTCCTTAATTTTTATATTATTATTTATTTCTTTTTCTTCAAGTTCTACTTCATCTTCTGCTTCTTTTTTATTTACTAGAACATTATAGTTTTCTTTTGCTTCATATCCTATTACCTCCCGTAACTCGTTGATTTCAAGTACCTCTGAAATGTTGATATCACTCATATAAGTTACCGGTGGCTCGTATTTAATAGATAAATCGTTCGTATCAAACCCATTGTCATTTAATACGCTTTTTATAGGGTCAAATAGTAAATTCATTGTTCCTTTTACTACTGTTGCCATTACCATTTCGTATGCTATACGAATTTCATTCCCTTGTGAACTCATTTTACCTGAACTAATAACACCACTTAGACTAGGTTGCCATCTATGAGCAGTAATTATGTTCTGATTTGTTATCTGTGCTAATTCCATAAAACTTCCGTCTTGATTGTCAGCAATAGTCGTTACGGTAGCAGGAGCAGTGTCTCCATTCTTAACTAGAAACAGTATTTTTCCATTATTGCCTTCTGAAGTAAATTTACTTCGGGCTTCTTCTACAAAACTTTCCGCTTCTTCATCACTCATATCTCCATTAATTTCAACAATGCTACTAGGTTGAAAATGATTTTTGAACTTGGTATTATTCCATCTTCCGATTTCATAATTTACCGAGATATCTTCTAGTGCAGCAATATAATCTGGCAAACCATAATAGTCAAACTCTGCTTCATAGTCCTTTATATGAATTACGCTTCTTTTATTCCCTTTATCCGTTATAAATGCTGGATAGAAAGGAATAACTACTGCTTCTTCTTGTCTTTGCTTGTACTCACTCCAATCAGGATGAACAATAACATTTTCTTTATCTTTTGCAATTCTAACTTTCGTTGCGTCTATATGGTATATGTTAACTCCTCCATCATAAGTTACGATTTCATAGTATGCGTTCCCGAAGGTATAGTAATCATCTACAATTCTTCGCCATACATTAAGAAAATTGTCTCCGTCTGCGTTACTATTTGTAAGATATTGTAGTAAGGGTTCGTTTTCTGTAATAAATCCACTGCCGACAGTATAAATGACCTTTTGAGAAAGAATAGAACGGTGTGTTGCAGACTTTCTCTTTAAGTCGGCTAAATGACTTGGAAAATCGTTCTGATTATTTTCTCCAAAAGGAATATAGTCGAACTGTAACTTATCTAAATTCTTTTCCTCAGCTACATTTCGTTGAGTTGTAAGGTTTAGAACATCAAAAGCAACAATTCCATTCGGTCTAGTTGTCTTTTTCTTTGCCATCTTAGTCCTCTTTCTTCGTACTTCCTATTTTACCTTCTACTTTTTCAACTTGCGGATGACCTGTTTCATAAAGTAATTTCAGAACTCCTTGTGAAATATCTCTAACCGTCATTCTTTGCTTGTTGTAAGTTAATCTAGCATCTTGACTAACACTATCTAGTACCTTATAATAAGATTTTGCCATTTTATTTATTTTTTTTATTGATTGATTTAATTCTTTTAACTTAATTCTTTTCTCTACTGCTTCCTTACTTATATCGTTGTTACAATTACAACCCATTTGCAATTATAGGTATTTTTTATTAAAAAAGGGTTGAGTTGTTCTTAAAACTTCCCAACCCCTTTCTAAAAGTAAATTATACCTACCAGACTATGCTAGAGTGTAACCTAATGCTGTTGCTATTGCACCATTCGTGTCAATCGTTATTGCTCCACTGTATTCTCTCGGATATTCTGCCATAAAACCTTTCAGTTTTACTACTGTTTCATTCGGGTCTTGAAGACCTGTTCCTGAATTTTGCTCTCCACTTGTAAACTCTAAGAATGCGTCTGGCGAGAAAACCTCGTCATATCCTATTACAAAGTGATAAGTTGGTGGTGGCGAACCAGCACCTGTATCTGCAAATGTTTCACAAACTGCAAACAATCCACAAGTTTCTTTTAATTCCTCTAATCTAGCGTTAACTTCTTCCGTAATCTTAGGAACTGAGAAACCTACCTCACATTCAACTATTGTTGAACCGTTTTCTCTTGAAGCGTTTGCTTGAAAATAAGCTGTTTCTCTATCAAACTCAAACTTCCAAACATTAAACCCTGTTCCCCCTGTACCTGTTAACCCTGCAATAGAAGAATAAGAATGTGGTGCTGTTGCTGTTGTACCTGATACATTTGCAACTTCCCCTAAATATATGGTCTTAATACCACCTCTACGATTTCTGTCCTCGCACAAGATAACATGACCTGCTGTTAATACTCCCATTTTATTTTATTTTTTATATTATTAATTAATTAACTATGCTCCCGAGTTAGCTGTTACCGTCAACTCATCATTCTTGTATTGAGCACCAATAACATATTCAAAACGGAATCTATTGAACTTGTCTTTCTTATCGTACCACATATCTGCTCCTGATACAGATTCGTAATCAGTTGCAATAACTATGTTATTTTTAACTGTTAACACTGCTAAGTGAGCATCATAATCATTCCCTACCGAAGTATCTAGTGCTGGTGGAGTAATTGTTGAACCTGTACCACCACTTGTTGCAATTACACTATCCCATAATCCCATTTCTACTACCGGAATACCTTGAAAAGATAATTTTGGAGTTCCATCTTGTAATGAAACATAAGCACCTTCCGTTCCTCCTTGTCTTAACGCTGTTCTGTAATTGTCACATAATGAACGAGAAGCAAAGATTACTAAATCTGCTCTATTTTCTAAACCTTCGCTTGGCATTGCATCTACCATTGCTTGAAATTCTAAAACCGAAGTTTCTAATCCTGCAGTAGTAACTAATACTGACGGAATAGATAATTTCTGTGCTGCTGGTAATCCCGTTAATTGCTGTAAGATTCCATTATAAGCACTGAAATTAGCCGAAGTTGAAGCAGTATGTCCGAACCAGATTTGTCTTTCTAAATCTCTCTTAACACCTGTCATCATCATTTCTGCTACAATTCCTTGTATCTTAGTTCCTGAAATATCGTCTTTGCTATTCCCTGTTCTAAGTAATTCTCCTTTAATAGAATTAAAGAATACCCCTCCTGCTTGTTCTACTTCTGCTTCCATTCTTGCTACTGCAATACTTCTTTGCGAGTAATTGTTAGCACCACCAGCAATACCAGCAAAACCTGTTGTTTCTGCGAGTGTAATGTTTTGTAGTGTTCCGAATTTATCAAGTTTTTGACTTGATTTCACTCCCGTCATTATTTCAAAGTAGTCCATTGCTGAATTACCTACAAACAAAGGTTGCATGAAATACTTCATTGCATCCTCCTTTGAATACGATAGCGAGTGTGTAATTAAATTTGCCATTTTTTTCTTTTTTTATTTATAAATTATTAATTTCTTTTTATTGTAATATGTTTGCCGCTTCGTCCCAACCGTTTGTTGTACTATCAACATTTTTTAGATTGAAACTAGGGTCTTTATCTGCTATTACTTTATCACTAGTAGGTGTTGCGTTGTTTTTATTTATCTCTAACACTTTTTGATCTAGTTCTTTTTGCATACTTTCTATTGTAGCTTCATGAGTTGCAACGATAGATAAAGTTTCTAGTAACTCATCATTTACAGCACTAGTTTCTCCAATTTTTTCTGCTAGATTAACTATCTCATTTTTTACTGCTACATCATCTAAGATTCTTACTCCTTTCGGTGTTTCCTCTTTAATACCTGAAATTTTATTTTTCAAGTTCGTTAACATTGACAAGATATCATCCATAACATTCGGATTTTGTTTTTTCGTAAAGTCAACTACCCATTTTGGAGCATTTGAAAATACTGTTTCGTTAACTGCTGCAACTTTAATTGCTTCCCCTACACTTGTAATTAACCCAACTTCTAGTGCTTCGCTTGCAGTTAACCAAGTTTCAGAATCCATCATATCTATTACTGATTTTTCATCCATTCCCGTTTTGCTAGAATAGATGTTAACCATTTGTTCTTTGATTTTATCTAGTAATTCTGCTTTTTTAGTAAGGTCTTTTGATTCTCCTTGAATACCTACCGAAGGATTGTGAACCATAATAAGTGAATTTTCACTTGCAGTTATTGTATCTCCTGCTAACATAACAATAGAAGCCATACTTGCTGCTAGTCCTTCTATCTCAACATTAATGCTACCATTATGTTTCTTTAATGAGTTGTAAATTGCTATTCCCTCGAATACATCTCCTCCTGCAGAGTTGATTCTTAGATTAACATTGCAATTCTTTCCTGCTTTTGCTAAATCATCTACAATTTTCTTTGCAGTAATTCCTCCTGCACCTATCATATCGTAAATGAAAATATCTTTTGCTTCTTCTACTTCTTCTTTTTCTTCTTCCTCCTTAGGTTGATTTTTATCCCAACTTACCGAGCACATTTCTTTATCGTACTCATCAGTAACGCATCTTTCCATAAAAGTTTCCTTATCTTCATCTTCCTTCGGTACTGCAACTTCACTTTCAGGTGTTTCTGTTACTGCTTCTTCTGTTTCTTCTTCTGATTCTTCTTGTGGATTCGCTTCATTAAATTGTAAAGTACAAGCTTCTTTTCTTGCATCTTCATCTTCAAATTCTGTAATCATTGTATCACTAGTCATACATCTATCTAGAAATTCAACTTTTGTTTCTTCTGTTTCTGGTGTAGGTTTTGGCATAATTTTTTATTTAGAGTATTATGTTCTAATTCTTTGATTGGCAAATCTAAAAATAAAAGATATACCTTTTGCGAAGAAACTACCGAGAAACATTATTCTTGATTTCAAACTTCTTCTGGTACTCATATATTATTGTCTGTATTTGTCTTTCTGATAAGTTGTATTCTATACTCATATCCATAAAAGTATAGGTCATATGCCCATTATTTTTTCTTAACTGTTTGTAAAAGTCGTTTACGATAAGATAGTTTCTAATTATAATCGGCTTGATTAAACCATGCTGTGAAAAGTGTAATACTAAATCCTTTATCGTAGCATCATTTCCGAATCTACTTGCTAGTTCTTCTCCTACTAAATCGCAGAATCGGACAACCTCTTTTATATTATTTTTCTTTCCCATACATCATAGATTATTGTACTCCATAATTTAATTATCGTTGTTTGACATACTCCGCACTCTACATCACTTTTGTTAAATTCAAGCGTAATGCCTGAAAAGTATTTATTGTAAAAATTGAATAGTTTTAGAATGTATTTTGTATGGTGTTTATTATTTTTAGAAAAGTAGTCGGCATTCGTTTCAAATACTTCTTGTATTTTTGAACGTTCGTTTTCGTCCACTAATACTGCCCTTTTTATATGTTGATACATTTGTCCTTCGTCAATTAAATTAGCCATTACCATTTTCCTTTTGGGCATTTTGACATTTTCAAATAGGTCTTTTTTGGTATAGAACATTTACAAATACCACAACTTTGTTCTTTTATAATACCCAACCATTTGTCTTTTATGTACTGACATTTGGTGCAAATATCACGTCTGTTTTCTATGATTTTAATGTCCGCTTTCATCCTTTTTCTTATTTAACATAATATATTTTACAAATTTTCGCATACCTAGTAAATTAAGCTACTTTTCTTTTTAATACTAGTTGTCATTAAACTAGTCAAAGTCCAGCAGAAGTCCTTATTTTCGTTGTGCATACAATCTTTCATATTAGAAAGTTGCTCTACTTTCTAAGATTGAAACGGTGTTTTGTGTACCTGTTATATCACTTTCTGTCACTGTTACTCTTTGGTGTGAAAGTGCATTTGCAATACCATTTATATCTTCTTCCGTTAACAAACTTCTCTTTTCCGCTTTTGCCAAAGCACCCAAAACTAGACCTCCATCAGCAAATCTTTTTCCTCCGCCCATTGCATTCATATTACTTAATTCGTTTCTAAACATTTCTGTAGAACGTTTATTAATGACTGCTTCTCCTCCTTCTAACTCGGCAACTGTACCACCTACATTGAACTTTACTCCTCCTTGTGCGTGTGAATTACCATGAACCATACCTCCATCTGCAAAAGTTGGAATGATACCACCTTTAGCACCTTTGAACTCGGTTTGCTTAATTGCCTTTATTTGCTTGTTCGTTCTACCTATTTGTACTCCGATTAGACCTAGCTTTATGATTGCGTCAATAACAGGATTAGAAGTTATCTGACCACTCCATATCCTCATGATAGCCATAGCTCCTGCCATTTTTGCTTCACTTGTTTCTAATTCTTTGTTTCTTTCAAACTCGGTTTTCTTTAATGTAAGAATTTTACCGTCATGCTTTGTTTGTATTTTCTCTCTTGCAGTAGCTCTTTGCTCATTTGACATCTTTTCTGCTGCTTTACTCTTATCAAAGTTTTCTAATTCTGTATTTTTGGCTGTATTCAAATTATGCATTTCATTATCAAACTCTACCTTTGCAAGTTGAGCGTTACCTGACATACTCATTGATAGCATATCTAGTGCAGAATTTGCCATAGCAAAAGAATCTTGTACTCCTTCACCCCACATAGCTTTTTCTAGTGGAGATTTTTTATCTTCAGGGTCTTCTAAACTTGCTTGGAATTTTTTTAATTGACCTTCTAGTACACCTAGATTTACTAGTTGTTGGTCTGTTAACTTTTGGTCGGCTGTTGCTTGTGCGTATATTAAACGAATCTTCATTTCTAACTGTTTAATATGAGAATTATTGTATTCATTAATTGCTTCAGTTTTACCTTCAAGCATTTCTAGATAAGTTTTATTTGCAGCTATTTCTTTCGTTAAACTTTCAACAGAAGTTTCGATTACTTTTACTTCTTTATCCTTTGTAAGTTCTATTTCCTTATCTATTTTAATTACTTCTTTTTTTGCTTTTACATATAAGTCAGAACCTATTACCGCAGTATTAACAATTTTAATTAACTCCGTTCTCTTAGTACCTAGTTTTTCTATCGTATTTGTTTCTAGTAACATAGCATCAGCCAAAGATAATATCTTTGCCTTTAATCCACCTCCACTAGAAATCTTCTTAATTATTTCGTCAACTATTCCCCCATATTTTGCAATATCTGCCGTTGCTTTATTTCTTACTGTGTTTTGTTTGTTTACTACTATCCTTAAATCTGTTTCAGTATTAGCCAAATCCCTATTCATATCTGCCAGAACCTCAGCACTTATACTTGCCTGATACTCCCTTCTCCCTTTTTCATTTACACTTTCGGCAACTTGTTCAATTACCTCCCCATTCTCATTTAACATTTTTATCGAGTTCTTAGAGTTCTCGATTGATTGTTTCGTTTCGCGGCTCCCTGTCTTATTTAATTCATTTAACCTGTTTTGTTGAATAGCAACTTCTCCTTTTTGTTTTGCTAATTTCTCATCTAGTGCAATTTCTCTAATTAATAATTCTTCTATTTCGGTTTCAGCAATTTTCAAAACTAACTGTGCTTTCAGTTTGTTTGTAACGTCATCTACTGCCGTCCCCATTCTCTGTTGAAGTTTAATGTAATCATTTGTGTACTTAACAGTAGTACCGAACTTTTGATTAAACTCATCTAGAGCTTTTTGTCTATCCCCTTCTGCTAAGTTTTGATTCATTACAAGTTTATTTAACTTCTTTACTTGTACTATTTGTTGCTCATGAGCAGTATTAACCTCGTTCAATGCAGTTGCTACTTTTTCATTATGCGTAGCTCTTTCTTTTTCTCTTTGTGATACTACTTCAACTTCATCTCCATAGTCGGAAAACAAAGTAATTGCTGCGGTAACTCCTGCAATAACCAACCCCCAAGGATTCATTTTCATTGTAAGATTAAGAAGCTTTTGTTTTATTATTTGTCTAGTTATTGCTCCCGTTTGTAAATTTGTTACAATCGTAGCACCTATCATTGCCACTTTATAAGCTATAAATGCAATTACACCGGCTTTCGTCCACCTAGCAATATCTACTGCGTGTTCAACTATCCACCCCATTGCTTTGATTATCTTATCCATAGCAGGTTTTAATTCTTCTCCTAATAGAATTTTCTGAACAGTCCACTCCCCATTCAACCTAGCCATTTGTTGTTCTAGTGTTTCTTGTTGCATTGCTACTGCTTTAGATAAGGAACTCGTATCACCGTAATCATCATTCACTTCCCCTAGTATAACGTGATAATCTTCTAGCTGTGCTGCCCCCATTGCCGAAACACCTGTAAGTGCTCTAATGTTTGGTATCAACTCGGTTAATACATCTGCATTATCTTCTCCTGCTGCTGTAATCTTAGTAAGGATAGTCATTAGACCCTGACTTTTTATAGCGTTCGTCCCATAAGAAATACCCATCTTATCAAATACTGCTTTTGCTTTTTCACTAGGTTTTTCTATTGCAGTAATTGTTGACTTCAAAGCTGTTGCTGCTAAGTCCGTTTTAATACCTTGTTTAGTTAGTTCAGCCATTGCTGCTAATAACTCTTGGTATGACATCCCAGCTCTTTTTGCGTGTGGTGCTACTTGTCCGATAGCAACAGATAATTCTTCTACCGTTGTTTTACCATACTTTTGTGCTGTAAAGAAAGCATTTGCAATTTTATTTGCTTCACTTGTTTCTAGTTGGAACGAATTCATAATAGTTGTCATTCCATCTACAGATGTGCTTAAATCTGTAACACCTCCTAGTGCTAGATTAGCAGCAACATTCATAAACTCTACACTTTCAGCAGCAGGAACTCCTGCAGAAACACTATCAAATAATGCTTTATTTACATCATTAATAGCAAACCCATACTTAGAAATTATATCTAGTGCACCTTTTTGCATTTCACCATGAAACTGTTCTATATCTCCTGCAGACATTAAAGTCAAAACATTTGTAAAAGATTTTTCAAACTCTCCAAAGTCGGCAGTTAACATTGTAACAACTCTACCGATAGCTTGAAATGCTATGATTGCTGCCCCAACAGCCATACCTGTTTTTGCCAAACTATCTCTTGCTCCTGCTAATCCTGATTTGTAGTTACCTACATTTCTTTGATTGTTTCCTAAACTACTATCGAATTCTTTTAACTTAGCATTGTTTTTAGTGTACTCTGCTTTCATCTTTTTGACTTCTGCAGTGTTACCCTTCATTCCCTTCTTATTCTGTTTTAGACTAGTTAAAATAGCTTTGTTTCTTGCTACCAATCCATTATAAGAACCATCTAATTTTTTAGTTGCCTGATGAGAAGCAATTAAACCTTTCTGTTCGGTATTTCTTTCAGACCTTAGATTTTTAAGTTGTACCTTTTGTTCAGCAATAGTCTTGGTATGCTTCTTATCCGTCTTATCCATCTTCTTCATAGAAGCTTCGTACTTGTTAATCTCTTTTTCTAGATTTACAAGTTTATCCGTACCTAGTATTTTCAGGTCTAATATATGTGAAGTCTTGGTCGCCATTTTCTTTTACTTTAATTTTATTATTCTATCACTCTCTTTTGTGTATAAGTCAATATACTGTCCGCTGCTGTCCTTTGTCATAAGATTGTCACTATCACTCCCCAAATACATAGAACCGTCTGCCTTCACTGTTAAAACGTTTCTGCGTGTACTTTCGTCCACTCCGCCACCAACAATTAGAATAGCATCCTTATCTTCTTTATTGTATTGTCCTAGTACAATCTGATTTGGAGTTCTAGTAACTAGGTTGTTTCCCATAACTACATTCCCATTATTACTCGGTGCTTTGTTTCCACGCATAACAGCCGAAACCGATTGTCCTCCTTCGTTTGATGCACTGCGTTTATCAGCATTGAACTTCTTGTTACCTGTGTTAAAGGTAACTACTCCATCTGTTCTCTTTTTACTATCAAACACTTTGGGGTCTTTAGGAGGACCTGGTGGCTTTTTAGGTTTTGGAGCTGAATTATCTCGTATCTGATATTGTAATAATTCTACTTTTGTTACTGTATCTAGGTGCGGTTTGTAATCTACTATTTTATGAATCTTCCAATATGTTCCGTTCCCATCTCCATCTCCTTTTAACCATACTAGATTTCTTAAATCTAATTCAGCAATATCTCTAGGTGTTAAGTAGAAATATGCAATTCTCATTCTAGGTAATGCTATCAAGTCTTGCAATAGTCCTTCAAAGAATTTACTATATAAACCTGATTGCCCTGTGTAAGGATTGTCGTGGTAAGCTAGGTTTGCGTGTTCCTGACCAGTCGTTGGTGTTATGTTATCAACAAAAGATATCGCTCTCGGATAAATGTCAGTGTCACTTCCTGCTCCAGAGTTAGCCCAACCACCCCAAGCAGACTGCGTTCCCGTAGGTTGCATTCCTTCGTAACTTAGTATTCGTGGGAGATATCCTCCACCTACTTCAGGTTTTGGAGTTGTTTCTACATCAGCAACATATTCTCCAATGATTAAAGGAATCCAAGGCGTATCAGGGTCTATTAAGTCAACTAACTGATTATCATGAATCATCCAAGTAGCACCGAATAATGAAGTCCCATAAGTTTTTAATTGATTAAGAAAAGCTGCACCTAAATCTACAAATTGACTATGATGTGGGTAATCTAATAAACTGTTTTCATAATTTAAGTACTCATCTTTACTAGGGTCAAGGTATTTATAAAGAGCATTTCTTGCTATCATATCGGTAATGAATTTTGTTTCACTTGCCCGATTCAAGTCTAGCTTTTTCGTCCAATCAACTGCATCTATTTTCAAACCATAGAACTCATCATACGGTTCAACATACACTGTTTTAGATACTTCGTCAGTGTACCAATACAAGTTAAACAAACCTGTAAGACCTGCAATAAACGATTTCATAGTTATATCGCAAGGCAAGTATTCGTGCCAAGTAACTTCATCCCCTATATTTATTTCTGTTCCCGTTGTTATTTTGAAAGTTGTAGGTCTAGCAGTCGTACCATATAGCATATTATTATGACTAGAAGCAAAAGGGTAACCGGCATCCCACTTTGCAAACTCTCTATCTAGTATTATTCCTTTTGCATCCCAACCATGACCATTGTTATCAGTGTTATTATGTCGTATGTTTCTCCACTCTACAACTATTCGTGCTCCAGCAGGAACTACACCAGTCCATAAAATATCTGATTCCCTATAATGCCAATGATTGAACGTTCCTCCACCTCCACCTCCTCCTGCACTTCCATTCGGTGTGGTAACTGTTTCACTATCTAAATCTGTTTCTGTCCCTGGTGTACTAGCATAAGCGTTTTGCATCATACTGTTATCAGTAAGATTCCACCCACTTGCGTTCTCTATCATTTTTAATTTAATCTGTACCTTTCCTTTCCCATTACTGTTTGCAGTGCTACTCTTAAACATTGCTACACTAGTTTTGACTTCTATCGTATAAGTTGCAGTAATCGGACAATCCCAAAAGTGATACTTCATAGGATAAACATTATACATTCCTACGGGGTAACCAGCAGCACTAGAAGCTTTATCTTCTTGTGATTGGTCAGACCAATTAGTATCAGGTTCGCATTGCCACTCTGCCACTTGTTGCTTACCATATAAATCGCATTTTTCTTCATTGTAACGTGCAAACCTGTTTGCAATCCAATCATCTGCTGCTGGCGGACTCCAACCCCACTTAACTTCCATAGTTCCTGCACAGTGATTATATACAGCGTACGGTCCGTTCTGTGGGCAACTTCCCCAAGTAGCATTATATGGTCCACCATAAGGGAAGTCCCAAATCAAAAGACAGGGGTCCCACTTCTTAAATGTATGAGGCATTTGCCAAGTACAAGATTGACAAGTGCACATTGTATCTACACCATGTCCTGCACCTGTATCATTAAAAAATTCTGCTTCTGCTACGCATACAGTAGTAAGATTAGTTCCTCCCCCTAGTGTAGAAAAATTACCATGATTGAATCTTGATGGGTCGGTTGGCATAACTAGTTTCTTGAAAAACTTAGTATTCATAAAGTTACTATTAACATTGTAACCTGCTTCTTGAAAGAACGCATTAACTAGTTTTTTAATAAAGAACGCTGGAGTTTGTTCTTCTAGTCGCATTTGTTTCCAATTAGCAGGAACGTGGTCATACATATAAGTTCCCCATGCGATAATAGGAATGCAAATATCATAAGTAGGCATACCTACGGGATAGTTAACATCATCTACTTTTCTATTCGCATTATACCAATGCCATAACCCATTATGCCAATCATGAACTTGATTTAATTCAGGTTCGGTAGTTTCGCACATCATCCTACCATCCATAATAGATACCCAATTATTATTATCTCCTAGTAGTGTTATCTTGTAAGCTTTCTCTTTTGCATTCTTTGTATAAGATTTAATAGTAAAACTTCCCGTCATCAGGATTCTACCATTAACACTTACTCTACATTTTACAGTTGTATCTAGCCACTTAGTAACAGCACTAGGGTCAAGTTGGTCTCGGATAGCGTGTTGCAGTAGTTTGTTATTATGTTTTGTAGCAGGAATATCAAATGTCTTAGAGTATGAACCTGTGCTTTCACTAAGGTTTGAAATGTTTTTTATTCCAAACTGTAATGATAGTGGTAGATTGTCGCTTTTATATATATCTAGTTTTCCATTAACTACTTCCCTAGTCTTATTCTCTATATGATATATTTCAAGTGTTACTTCTTGTGCCATTATTTAATAACTGTTTTAGGATTAGCATATCGTAGGTCAAGTTCTATCTTACTGAATGTATTGTTAAGCGGTTTTGTTTTCATTCTTGTATTTTTTACTATGACCGGAGTTAAGTGAAAATCTGCAAACCTTGTAGGGTCGTCAAACCAAGTAAAGTGACTTCCATCTCTTAGCTCTACATATACTTGATTTGAAATTAAAAGGTCGGCTATCCACTTCATTTTTTCTTTGTTCTCCCAACTAGATATGACTTTCATTTCTTTGTGTGCTTCGATATTTACCTTGTTTTGACCAGAACTTTTCTGATTAAAGCTGTTATTTTGCTTATCGGTATAATCAGAATCTAGTGGGTCTTCCGCCTGATGTCGTCTGAAACCTAATGGCTTTTGGTAGATTTCAAATTTACTTGCAAGGTACTGTGCATTTGCTCCCTTAAAGGTAAAAGCGTCAACTCCGTTTCTATTGTTTCTCCACCATAACCGAACGTGCTCATCATTGCAACCACAAACAGAAAAGTTTGAAGTATATCTAGCTGTTCTTATTGTATTTGTCGTGCTATCCGCCATCATATACTGTATCTTGCTCCAACCATTAGTAGCAGTCCACCAAGTTGCTAGAGTACCTTGTGCAGTAAAGTATGCTTTCAACTGTGGAAACCCTACTCCTATCTGGTAAACACCTATACCCATTAAGTCTGCACTTGCTCTGATAGGTATGCTAGTCGCTCCTGATTCCCTAGTAATTATTATTGTTAGATACATTCCTTTCAAGTGACTATTAAATGATAAAACTTTATTATCATCCAAACATTCCTCCATAACCAAAGGCATATCGGTCATAAATTTACAAGTTTCGTCACTCCAATTATGTGCCCATAAATGATACGGATAAGTAAAATGGTGCTGTGCTAGATTGAAAGTTTCTTCATGAGATGTTCCCATTTCTGCTACATAGAAAGTCTGTTGTTGTTGCCAAAGATTTATGTCGTGCTCATACTCTAGCATTTGTGTTATGGGGTCGTAAATTTCTTCGGTAATTAGAAGTTTGCAATTCACTTCATGGTACTCCATAAAGATTCTATTTACGTTAGCATCTAGCTTTGTTACAATATCAAATTCAACAAAATCGGTAGTTAGCATTGACAAGTCAACCCAGAACTCATCCACCAGCGACCACTCTAAAGGTTGCTTCATAGGTTTAGTTACTGTCGTCCAACCTGCTCCCAATGAATCATATATTTGTAGAACATAAACCATATTTACGCATTGCGGGTCAGTTGACCTGTATTTGAACATATACGGTCGACTTGTATCGTAAACTTTATTTTGGTGACCTAGTGCTTGTAATGTCATAATTTTATTTTTTATCTGTGTAATTTAACAAACAGTTGAGAAAAATCTCTACCTACATTTTTGGCTATTGTTTGCTGTATCTTACTTCTATTTTTATCTATTGCCTTATCTACAAAGTTCATTCTACTCTCATCCCTTCTTCCACCTCTGGTAGGCATACCTCTCTTTGCATGAACAGTTGCTATTGCAAATGCTATTCCTCTAATCTTATCATCCCCACTCCCGATACCTTTTCTTTTTAACCATTTTATTAATCCCTCTATTCTTGGGTACGCATACGGTTTTGTAATATGTCCTGATGAAACCCCGTAGTTTAGAAATCTCCAATAGTGATTACCAAAGAATCGTATTGTAGTAGGATAACCTAGATGAGTTTCACTTTTCAAACTTTCTACCAAACTACCACTTCTTTTAGTTTGTCCCTGTCTTATAAGTTCAGCTCCGAATGCAATCTTGTATTGTAGTGCTATCTTTTCTAGTGTAATTAGTGTTAATGCCATTATTAATTATTATATAGTAAGCAGTGCGTAAATTTATTAATCTGAACGGAACATATTATGCCGACTAGCCCATCATTAAATTCCTCGTTAATACGTTCTACGCTCCAATTACCTGTGATTATATACTTATGTTCATTATTTAATAGTAAGGACTGCATAGTACCCTTAAACTGTTCCAGCAGTGAATCGTATGTCATCTCTAATTGTTGTGCGTTAAAGAGTACCCCTGTTGTTCCTCCCGTTTCTCTCGGTATTAATGTTCTATAACAGTGGAAGTTACAAGTCATCTGCTCATCATTCTTATACGAATCTAGAAATGTGCTTGTTGGTGGAAGTAGATGTAACAGTGGGTAGTTTGTATTATGACTAGCGTTAACCATACCTAGGTTGCCAAATTGATAGGTATTGAAAAATCCTGCTCTTGCAGTATCAACGTCCTGACTTAAATTCTGTAAATCTTGTAGTATTGCCATCTTTGTTTCTTTTTATTAAGTTCTATTCTTTTCCCTTTTCTGTGCTAACTTCTGGTATTGATTGTTATATTCTAGGTCTGCACTCTCCCAACTTAGATATGTTAATACACTCATCAGCATTTCTTCTTCTACGCTTTCAATAGCGTTCATCTCAACTCCTTTTGTAAATACCCCTACATTTGCTAACCTGTATATCGTATTCAACCAACCGTACCCCTCTATGATGTGACTAATTTTTTTTCCGATTGAATCTTCGCTGCCTCCGAATACATTTTCGTAATTGCTTCTAATGAACTTATCCGTTTCTGCAAAAAAAAAGTTAGTTTCAAAACTTTATCCATTGTAACATCTCTAAACAAATCAGCCCTTTCCTTCAGGTCATACGATTCTTTTTCCTCTCCTTTCTTTCTGCAACAGTATGCAATTTGTTCAGCTATAAAATCAAACCTGTTACCGTTATCCTTAGATAACACTTGTTCGTACTGTTTAATAGTTGCATACTCTCCAAAGCTCATCTCTCCGAAGTTATGTTGTGGGAAGTAAAACTCCTCCCCATTATGCTCAAACTTATGATTACCCCAATCTCCATCTAGCTCATCTTTTTCTAGTAACCGATTAAACAAACCTATGACTTCATCAGTTTGTTGCACATCTAGTTTATCCACGTCTTCAGATTTTAGTCCTAGCATTGCACCTACTAATTCTCTAGATAAGTTTAATTCGTTTACTACTTTCCTTTCAACGTCATCATCTGTTTCAGGTTCATCTAGATTGTACTTGCACATTATCTTCCATAACTTTGTAAAATCTCCTAGCGTTATTTCCGAATAACTTTGTGGTATTCTTTTCTGTTCTCCATTGATTTCTAATACTATCATATTTTGCAAATTTAAGTTAATTATTCATTTTACTAGCGCAGTTTCTACTTATCCGAAATAAGTTATTTTTGTTTTATTAATTTCTAAGTACATTCTCATCATGAGTGCATCAGCAAAGTCAGGACTTCTCCCGATATGTTCCTTAATTTTATCTTTACCAATTATACTAAGTTTATTATCTTTATCTATGTCCTTCATCTGTACCACTTCTAGCTCTTGTATTATCTTGTCTTTATATTTATTATCCATTATGTAAACTAAGGCACGATTCACTTTGTCCGCAAACTTGTAATAGCACTGTGCTTTTAAGTTAATATAGTTCTCCTTACCTATTGCCCTACTATTATTAATAAATCCTTTAGAACCCTTTAAAACGTCTTTCAGTCCACCTCCAACTCCATCTTCATCTACCACGATATTACTTCTGGTAACATTGTATTGCTTTGCTATCTCTAATATGATATCACTTAATTCAGTTATGCTCTTTTTAGTATGCTTAATAATATCTACCACTACCCAACCCTTCCAAACGCATATAACCGAACTGTCTTTTCCGAATCGTGCTACATCTACACTTAAAAAAGTTTCCCTTTCCTCTACTATGAAATCATTTGTAAACAGGTTAATAATACTATCGTACTTGAATAGCTTGTTCTCATCATTTTCATATTCCCAATTACCATACAGTAATCTTTCCCTAGTTATGTTATCTAGTTTCTTTAGCGTTGTTATGTAGTGTTTTGAAATGTTCGGGTTATCTGTTACTAATGACTTTAAGAATTGTTTGTCAGTAGTTAACTTCCCTTGCTTGTGGGGTATGTACCATTCACTATATAGCCAATTCTTTGCAGGGTTACAGGTTAATAGTAGCTTTGGGATTAAGTTGTTCTCATCTAACTTATATCTCAACCTAGATAGCACTATGTTCTTTGCTTTTTGTGTTATCTGATTTGCTTCATCTATAAATGCACCTGTTAGTTCTAGTGAACCAAGACTATCAAAGTTGGGGTCACTAGGGTATAAGAATAAATCTTTAAGCATTACCTCTGAACCGTTATAGAATTTTATGATGTTACTTTGTGCGTTGAAGTTGTAATGTACCCCACTCTTTATCTCCCATGAAGCACATACCTCAAAGAAAGTGTTAAGAGTTGTTTTCTTTAATGCGTCCAATTTAGAACGTCCCATTAAGTATCTAGTCCCTTTGTATTGTAAACAGTTTATAATAAGCCACGCACAACCGCAGTACGATTTACCACCACCTGCCCCTCCACCAAAAAGTAATTCATTTGTAGTGTTATCTGTAAGATATGTTAATGCTTTCCTTTGGGTTCTGGTAAAGTCAGGAGTTATCTCCATCTAGGTTTATGTTAATTTTTATAGGTTCGTTTCCACTACTGATATCTAGTTCTTGTTTTTCTACATATCCTCTACCCTTACCCCTTGTCTTTAGAAAGAATATGAGTTCCGGTGTTGCACCTTTTTTTACTTTCTTCATCAGTTCATTCTCTCCGATATCCAAGTACCTTTCCCGTATGTCCTCACAAACTTCTTTCAGTTCAGGGTATCTATCTAGGTAGTTGTATATTGTTTTCCTAGTACAACCTAATGATTCTGCTGCTACTGATAGGAAGCCACCAGACTTATCTAGTGCGTCCTTTACCTGTTCCACTGTGTACTTATCTTTATTCGCCATCTTTATTTTCTTCGGTTAATTTATATGATGACCATAGAACGTACACCAATAATAATAGTAAAAAATTAGTTAACATCTTTCTTTTCCTTTTTTATATGCGTATAATAATGTAAAATATCTTTCTTTGTCATATTAGTTTTCACGAACCTATCCTTATCAAATTCTTTCATATTCTTTAATAGCTTTTTATTATTAGTTCTCCCGTCAATATGTTTTTCTATTTGACTTGAAATATATATCCCTATTGCTATTCCCATTCCTATCATTACACTTGTATATATTATCTCCATTCTTAAAATCTAT